TATGCTTACGTGCATCTCTGATTAGAGGATAGCGTACATTTCTCATCTGATTATCTGCTGCTAATCTAAATTTAACTAAAATGGAACATTTCTGTATCTTTGTAATCATCTAATTCATCAAGCATCTCTCCCCAACTCATCCCTTCCATTTTTATTTCCCTATCAATCAATAAGATGCACTTTTCTTTAAAGTGTTCAAACATTTGATGCCAATTATTGCCTGGGAAAGCAGTTTCTAGTTGAACTATAAATGTTCTGATTTTTTCCCAGTTTGGAATCTCTCCAATTGGATTCTTTATAAAAGTCTTTGGGATATTCATCATATGGAACAACCGATCTTTTCCATTATTGAAGAAACACATATGAAAGGACTTCCTAATAATGGTAGACCATTCATTTGTATGAAGACGATCAATAACATTAACTAATAATGCGATTATCGCAATATTTTTAGGAGAGTAAAATCCGTCCTTGCAAAAGTCAAAATTTTCTTCAATCTCTTGAATTCCTCTAGATAGTGCTTCCTGTAGTGCTTTTTTGTATGTAAAACCTTTTTTTGATTTTGTCTCATATTGAATATTAAACATTGGTTGTGCATTGATTGTAGCTGTCTCTGTCTCTTCTAAGATTTCATCAGATAGGAATTCAAATTCATCAACTTCACTATCCTCTCCATTGCAGTTAAATATTCTTGTTAGAGTCATCATAGGCATTTGAGACAATGATATATAATTTGTGGTTAATAAGCTGGGGGTTTGAATTAAGTTTGTAATGTTCATATTTCCTACTATCATTTCAGGCCCATTGAAGAATACCATTTTGGAAAAATGGCATCTTTTGACAATTGCAAATTCATTTTGATTCAATTGCAATCGAGTTAATGAGCAATCCATATTCAAGAATTTGATCTGCCTTAAATTCATTTTTTCATCTGAGTCAACCTTGCTTATTATTACTGGGCATACCGGGACTAACTCGTTGAATTTTCCACCAGTGACAGATACAGTTTGAGCATTTCGTGCTTCTATGATATTGGATAATAGTAATTGATAAGTATATGAAAACCTTGTCCTATTCTGCCAGCAAATGTAGTAAGTATTTGGTTCGATAACTTTATACCGCTGCATTTTTTCAAATTTTAATCCATGTCGTGCATTTAAGAGCTTCCTACCATGTGTTTCAATCGGAGTAGTATCATCCTTCAAGACTTCTAATTCACCTATTCTCAGAAAATCATCTTCTCCTATGATCCTAATAGTTCTCTGATAACCCTTTATCGTAAGATCTATATTTCCAGTATTCATGTCTCTATTCACTTGCCAATCATTCCAAATAACACGTTCATTTGCCTTATATGCATCATATTTATCTATGTCATGCTGTGTCAATTCATTTAACCAATGCAAGATGGGTAAGAAATGTTGCCTTTTGTTTGTCCTCATCATTGTATCAAGTAAGGCTTTTACAGGGATATTCTTGTAAGAGAAATTGTCAATTATGTTATATAAGAATTGCAATCTTGATCCCACATCAATAAATGTATCGCAAAAATGTGCTATAAGACGAAAGCATTCACCAACTACAATCATCTCACTAGCTGGTGCCTGGCTTACACTAGCTTTTGCAGTCCCTGATATAATTTGCTTCAGGTAATGGACAGCAAACCAGCCTTTATCTTTCATAAGATTTCCATGTATTGTTGCGCAGAAATCAAATGCTGTGTATGTTTTCATAGGGAGAATAAACACCTTTACACGATGCTCTGTTGATTTTATGTAATCATAACATGCTTGATAAAACTTTGTTATCTCTTTTATTTCAAACATTCGATCCCTTTCACCTTTAATTTCCTCATTATCAGCTATACGCCGTTCTAATCTCTCCCTTATCTTAGTTTGATTTATAAATTCTTGAAGATGGAATAAGTCTCTCTTCATTGCGTTTTCATTAGCTCCGCCGATAGTCAGATTGTTATGTATATATGATCTTAATACCAATGCTGGGGAATATCTGATTAGTTTCATATTTCTAAACTCTGGCATAGTTACAGCAGACAAGCTTGTTCTATCCATTAAGGATTGAACTTGAGACAATAGCATTGCATTGCATGCTGTAGTATTTAAAGGATCATTAAGTATGCAAAATGAGTAGACTAGTTTTATATCTTTATTATCTATAGTCATCAATGATAAATCTCGCTTTATAGCCACAAATGTTTCTGGAATTGTTTTCCTTCCTATAATCCCCTCGTTTTCCTGGATTTTAGGAACATCTAATATACTTAAATATCTATCTTGAATACCAGTATAGTCAATGACCGGTTTATTGGCAAATAATATTTGTTCTATAAAGAGTTGAGTTGGGCTTTGTATAGACAAAGATTCCTTAAATTTCTTTGAGTTATATCTATATAGAATTGTTGTCATAAATTCTTCTGAATTTTCACCCTTAGTCACTAGTAATTCGGGATTGTTTATCATAGTGTCTAGTAAATCTTCTGTGCGTAATGGATCTGCCAATATTTCTTGGAAGTCTTTATACGAGACTAGACGTTCTAATGATGCAGGAGTGGTGAACTTTCTTGGGGTAATTAGCGATCGACTGCGCATGTCACTTGTTTCCCCCATAGTACTGTCTTCTCTCACTTCAGAATCCAAAACAACATATCGCAATATTTTTAGTCTCATCATCTCGCTTTCAGATAAATTTTCTAAATCCCACTGATCTATATTTTGGCATTGTGCTTGTACTGACTCTTTTACCAACTGTGGAGGAGACATCTTTTTTAATAAGGAGGTCAGAAAAGAGATATTTCCTGATTCCAGCCCTACTAATGCTATGGTTGACAAATCAGCCTGTAAAAGCCCACATAGCTCTATTGGAAGCTCTTTCCTTTCGAAATGGAATATCTTTGTTGGGTCATTTATCTGCCCAGGTAACATATTATACGTATTGAAGGTTATCCAATGGTTTAACGCTATGCTTACCCATGCTAAACTTGGAGGGCAACCATGTTTGATAGCTGTTTGTGTTGCTGAAAGTCTGCTTGCCATATCTTCATATGGCCCTATATATGCACAATCTCCTACTGCAGGTAGTAAGAATCTGCCATATACTGAGTAAGGTTCTCCGTATATATTGAATAAACTAACAAATTCTTTTATATGGTTAGTAATATATGTTTTTTTCATATTTGCTTGATTGCCAAATGATAGACAACATCTCTCAAAAGTATCACATACAAATTTAGTGATAATATCATTATTCAGTTTATCTTGAACCATTATGACTGATGTTTGATTGTCATCTGAATGGACCATGCTATTTACGTTGCACCTGCCTTCCAATAGAGCAGAAACCTCTTTTAGTATGTCTTTAAATACCATCATGGAACAACTATGAATGTAGCTAGATGTATAATTTAAGTTTCCCTGGAGCCAATTTCTTCTTATATTGACAGTATTTGTAGTGAAACCATTAGTCATTTGGCGGATCAAATCATTATCTCTTTGTGCTTTTTGATCTAACAACGAGCACATCATCTCATCAGGGAGAATTAATTCTTTATTCATATAATTACAAAAGAAATATATAATCCTTTGTTTTTCAAATGGGTATAGTATAGGATCTAATGCAATTAACCAGAAATATTTATAAAAAACATCCTGGGCACTCCATTTTGACATGTCAGCATTTATCTCTAATTTTATACCTTTAGGAGTGTCTAACAATTCGTCAATCTGGGATTGCTCTCTAGATAAGTTTTTTGTAGCATCAATTAAGTATCGTATTTCTGATTCTCCATTTATTTCTAATTTCTTTAGTTTCCCATCCCCTGGTTCAGATATCATTTCATCAGGGTTCAATTTGCATCTTTCTTTTGCAATCCTTTCTACTCCATATAAGCATAGCTTTGCTTCTAGTTCACCAACAAATATTTCCCTATCTTTGGCTGTCTTTTGCCCTTTATTAAAAAAGCAAAATTTAAAATCTTTATGGTTCCTCATGACGTCCATAATTACTTCAATTGCAGGCTTATCTTCAAAATCATGATTCTTGAACCTTTCATATAATCTGTCGAACACTTTTGTTGACATATAATCTGTGTAATTAGGTACTGATTTTCTTAGATCTAGATAAGTGCTATGAACAATCTCTAAGTCCCGATCGTTGTCAGACACGAATTCAGTATTTGCTATTCTAGTCTTTTTAGCTTCTTTCCCTTGTAATTTTTTCATATGAAGGGCATTCCTTTCTTTATGCTCCTTGAAATCTCCTACTTTAATGCAAGATTTAGAACTTGTGAATGTAGAGATACTTGCTAGTGACCTCTTGAAATTATTTCTGTTTTCAACTCTGCTGCGTAAATGGTTATGTCTAGATGTGTCCAGATTTAACATTTTCGCAATAGAAAATACTAAAACATCCAAATTGACAGATTGCTTCATTAGATTCGTCCCCCATGGTGTAGGAAGATTAACCCGTTGATCTAGCTCTATTTCAAGTACTGTTTTTGCTAGATCAATCATAACATGATGTTTATTATGCAACCCTTTTGCATTGAAATAAAATGGCATATATATTTGATTTATGTATTCCTTAAGGTTCACCTTACCAGGAAACCAGATTGATTGCAGATTTCTATCATTTGTTACACCTTTTTGTGTTATCTCAAATTCATTTAAGAACACATCTTTGATTGATATCTGCTGCCTCTGATCATTAGCAGACATGCAACCTCTTTTAATTAGGTCAGTCATATATACTGAAAATAATGTCTTGGTATATGGTGAGAATTTTTCAGCTATATATTCTCGCACATGGCTTGACAAAGCCAATGAATTCATTATCATATATCTTGAAGGTTCTGTCAGTGACAGCATACTTTTAGTTATAGACAGAGATGTGAAGAAAGCAAAATTCATAACATCTGTTAAATTCACCTCACATTCACCTTTGAAAAGCAATGCTGTTAACATGAATAATCCCGGTGATATCACTAGACGCTGACATCTTTCTTTATCTAACCTTATAGCTTTTGATATAGATAGAAACCCATTCTTCATCCTATATGTTTTGTACAATGCACCACATTTTAAAATTTCATTCTCCGATTCATGTAGTACTATTGTTGAGAATACTATAGTAGATCTTTTAGACTGTATACTGGTGGATGGGTAAACTATTCCGAAGAAGTTGTTATTTGCAGTACATACAATTCTAAATGTATTGTGCTTGTTGTATTGAGAAACAGCTAGTATATTCTTGATTAATATAGAGAAATCATTAATGCTTTGCCAGTACCGTGTTTTTGCAATTTCGCTTATAAGGTTCCATGTATCCTCATTAGCATTTATAATTTTATCTTTAAATTCTTCCAGAATATTTCCGACCTTCGCTAATCCACTATCTTTAGACATAAAGTATGCCGTATTCTGCATCATGGCATAGGCTTGATTTTTTATATCTTGATTTTCAAAATTAAGAATTTTTGGTTTTCCTAAATCTAGATCCTCCATCATTCTATCTTTAAACTGTTTATGGTTTCCAATACCGCAAAATTCTTTCAAGAATTTCAATCTTATCTCTTTAGGTATTGTATCTGTATCCATCTTAAACTGTTGTTCCCATAATATAGTTGAGTTTCCTATCTTAATTGGGTCAATTTTCTTACTTTTAGGTTTTAAACTAGATCTAGCATCTGACTTCAATTTAGCACAAAATGCTTCATATTTGTCTATGTCTTCACTAAAGTCCATTAACAACCCTATGTTTTTAAAAGCCAAACTAAAACTATCCTTCTCTTTGATTTGCTGTAATTTTTTTGATAACCTTATTATCTTAGTATTATTCTCATTGGATTCATTCCTTGAATTAGGACCCCATATGAAGTGTATGCTTGGTTTTTGTTTCGATAAATCATCTATCACTTCTCTTTGATCGTGAACACGCTCTATCATTTCAGACCAGCCTTGTAGAATTGCTTCTGTCGTAGGTCTATTATAATTACTGTCGGTTAAAAATATGCGTCTAGCATTTGCCTTAATAAAGTCTCTATATTTGTCACCATATTTCCGCATTATCACATGCAGTAAATCATTCCATTTATCTGATTGGAATGCATTATGATTTAAAGCATAATAGAAATCCTCTCTATTTTCTAGAGGCATGGATGCAATAAAATCATGGAAAACTTCATGGTCAAATAATTCTGGGGTTGTCTCATTAACCCAAGGTATTGTAGGAGTAAACTCTCCATGAGCTATTAATTCCATAAATTCTTCGTTGTCTCTAAATTGTTGGAATAGATCATCTCTAAGTCTAAAGTACCAATCAAAAGTTACATTAAGAGTGATATTTGGGAACAAAGCTGAAAAGTTATCACTAGAGATGTGTAGATGCATGTCGCTTGGGTTCATTCGAATTATGACAACTTCATATTCTATATTCAGTTGGTTAAAAACGTCTCCAAAGAGGGAATCGTACTTTTTGTATGTATGTTGAGCTGATTCATCACTTACCGATACCTTAAAATCTATAATGTAAATTTTGGTTCCGTCACGATAATAATTATCAGGAGTTATATTTGGAATCCTGATACGGGTTAAATCTAAACCTGGCATCATCTCTAAGACAATATCAGCAGCTGGCACATCATTCCGGTATTCTATTCCTATAGCCTCACAAAAACGTTGAGCAAAATAGTTGTGTCTAGTCATAGTTATCTCTGCTAGGATATCACGACCAATCTCAGGATTATTACAATTCCTGATCCTAGCAGAATATTGTCTGATGACATCTTCAAGCAAAATAGCCATTCTTGTTGTCTTCTGTCAGCACTTTGGTAATTTTATAATCGAGGGTACACTACT